CCGCCTCTATACTTTTTTGGCACATTTGATATAAAGGGGAAGAATTTAGAATGATGGTTTAATTCAACTGTTAAATTGTTTTCATTGAATGGTTGACTTGCAAGAACATCTGCGACAGATATAATTATTAAAGCATACATGAAGTCAAACGTTGAATTTGATTTCTTTACGAGGTTTATAAACGCGTCAACAGTTTCAATATCTTCAGGATCTTTCCATTTTTGTAAGTATTTCCCGAATTCCCAGTGAAGATCTACAATGTTTGCAAGAAATTCGACATGTTCTTGCCGAAATCCGAAAGACGCAAGGAGTGATTGAATATCAAAAATTCCTATTTTGTTCATATTTCCATCTAAAAGAGGTAAAGGCCTTTTTCCTCGAATATAATCACCTCCAATTCTAGGATGGTCTGGAACAGAATAGTAAATGTAGTCGTTAGATCGCTTAAGCTCTTCTTCTGGCACCATTTTTCCAATATCGTGTAAAAACGCTGCGGCAGCTATTCTCATTTGATCATTTTTTTTAGGAACCCCCCATTCAGTAAACGAAAGATTTGTCATTAATTGTTCTGTAAAAAGCAAGGTCCAAATTGAGTGTTCTAACAGATCTCCAGCATGAAAGTCGATATTTATGGACTTGTAATAAGACAGCTGTTGCATAAAAAGTTTTATAATATCACTTGAATGTTCTAAAATATTGTTATGCTGCCAATCAATTGGATTATCCATATTTCTCTTTAGCCATTTTGTTGGATTGCAAAAAGCAAACTCTAAATGAAAATATGGCTCGCCGTTCTTCACAGAGGTGTTTGCGGCATAACCAGCATAGTCTTTCGGCAAATATCCACACAGCCATTTCATGAAAGGCAAATCTACTTCTCTGTAGGATCGTCTTTTTTTGTCAAGAATCGCGATCTCGCCAAAATTTTCATTGTCTAGCTTAGATTTTAAGACAGCCGACGGAGATAGGTTGTACATAAAGAGTAATTGCTCTTTCGCTGTTCGAGGCACGGACATATCGCTTAGCAATTTCCAAATGTTGAAATTGTTGTGAAGAACGATGAAAGTCGCGTCTTTAATTAATTCATACGAGAAAACACACTTATCGCCACAAATTTGAGAGAACTGTTTGTTTTGGCGAGAATACGTTCTCGCAACTTTTGGGTCGGCAAACCAACCAGCCGAAATATCGAGAAACTTACTTAATGAATATTCCACCGAGTCGGTTGGATTACTTTCCAACTCTTTAACCAGTTGTATTCGGTCAACGGGTTTTGCATTTTTCGAGGAATAAAAATCTGCACCAATAGGAAATTCAACGTTTGCATTTGCTAGAGCGCCAGATCCGTGATATAACTGCAATCCTTTAGGAAATTTTACAACTTGAAATACCCCATCAAAATAGTACGTCCCACAAGAGAAATAATTCATTGGAACAGTTAGAGATCCCATTTTAACTGTTCTCGTTTCACCACTCTTCCAATCCCATTCTGCTTTTGAAATTCGTTTACATGCCATTTTCAATTTCAAGAAATATTAAATTTTTTCAAAATTTCTTTAAATTCAATATCAGTTATTTTCCCATTCTTTTCAATAACAGCTCGAAGTTCCTTCATTTTATATTTTCTCAATTTCGAGCAATCTCCCAATGAAAGTTTCGTTCGTTCAATGCTTTTAAGCATCTCTTCGAGTTTTAAACAATTATCTGGTTCGCCACCCCCGTAGAATAGAGATTGGGGTGGCGGAGGATTATCAATACCCTTTTGAATAGTGGCAATGTCTAGGCGACATTTCGAATGTCTTGTTTCAAGATCCCCGAGTTTCAAACGTTTTTCTTCAAGTTTCTGTCCACATTTTAAATTTTTAAAATTTGGTTTGCTATTAACGCTCTGTGCAGCGAATAACCCAACAGCCACGATTAACAGTATTAAAAATATCGAAAGCATTTTATTATGACATCTTTTTTTTGATGCGCGTCCCTTAAAATGTTGGTGTGAATTTCCACCCTAATTGACTAAATAGATTTTTACAAATGTCGTCGTGAAACAACTTCCTATCAACAGTTTTTAAAATTGTGAAATCTTCAATTTTACACGCGTGATCGTGACGTCTTAACAATTGAAAAAGAAGATATTGCACGTTCATAAAATTTTTACGATTCAATTCTTTGGGCTTGTCTTTCCCATGATTTTCATCATATAACGCTACAAGATCTTTGAAATCCTCAATTAGTTTTTCTTCCAGGTGCGAAATCTCATCAACTCGTTTGTTCGTCAGCGTATAGTATATAAGGTTGACATTCTCGTAATGCTTTGTAAGCTTTAATTCTTTCAAGAATATCTTTATATGATTTCGTGTAACTTTTGAATATTTTATATATTTATTAGGTGCGTTATCTAATAAAAGTCTGTGTGATTTCAGTTTTGCTTCAAGAGCATTATACACATCGTCTGGAATTTTACAATTTTGCTTCCCCTGATATTGTTTGATACAATCCTGAAAATGCAAAACCCGATTGTAAATAAACTTCCCAACAATATTTATTCGCGTGTAGTCTTTGTGAGAAATTCCAGTTTCAATAGATGTTTGCTGCGTCGAACAAATTAAACAAATTCGCTGGTTGTACTCATTCAGTTCAAAACACTCTTCGTCGTTGTTATCACATATAATACATTTGTCATCTTCATCATTTTTAACATTCTGGATGATTATATCAGACCATTCTTTTTCTCGTATCAATTCTCTGACTATCTCAATATATGTTCGGGATAGGTCTGTTTTACGTTTTATAAATGGTAAACTTTCCTCTTTGTTCCTAGACAATGGGGTTTTTAGAATATTTTTATACTCGTCAATAATCATGCATGTTTTTGCAATAAAAATATTTTTCGATTGATCAAGAGATATTTCAGCATTCAACTTGTTTAATTCATCCAATATTTTCACATCAGACGTATTGCTTTTTAGAATTTCAATAGCTTCAAGTTTCTCATTATTTACTCTCTCTTCTTTCTCAAGTTTGGAAAGGATGTTCGAATTTAACGATATTATATCAGACATTTTCAAGACTGAATACGTTTCACAAATCAATAAGTGAAATACTAAAATGATAAAGAATTTTTCTTGTCATCTTAAAAACATGAGTAGTAATCTAGATTTTCTGGTGGATATTGCACAGTGTCAAAATGCGCTATTAATTAATGGGATTCCGATTTCTTCAGGATCTCCAGTAAACGGACAAGTTCTTGTTTATAACGCTGCAAGGAAACAGTGGGAACCTCAAAATCAATTAGGTCCGGTAGGCCCTACAGGCCCTACAGGCCCTACAGGACCTACAGGACCTACAGGGCCTACAGGACCTACAGGACCGACAGGGCCTACAGGACCTACAGGACCTACGCAATAGGTGATGGATCAAATGATGGATCAAATGATGGGGCAGACGGTTTTGGAGGATAATAATCAAATAATGTAGGAAAATGATTCAAAATAAGATCTCTGATTGTTTCACCGACATTCTGATCATATATTATTTCAAAAATGCTTAGACCATTAAATGTTTTGAACCAGTTAATTAAAATTTCATTATTTTTATTCTTTTCAAGTAGAAATTTTACCAACTCATAGTTTGAAAGATTGTCAACCAATACTTGAGAAAAATCACATGTTAAAAACATTGATTGAATCAAATCGGTAAGGTTTTTATCAACTGCAAAATTATAAAGCTCTTTTATATTTAAATCTGATGAACTTTTGAAAAGTTTTATTATTTTATGCTTCTGATTTCGCATCCCAAATTTTATTAGTTTTTCTTCTAAATCACTAAAAATATATGTTTCACACAATGGACAGTTCGGCCTATAAATTTTTGTAATACAGTTTTTATGAAACGAATGTCCACATAGTAACACTTTTCGATTGATCAGATATACATTGTCCAGGCAAATTGAACATGTATTTTTTAATAAATTAAATCGTGGCATTTTTGTTTGCGAGTTTAAAAAGAATTGATCCAGGGTAGTTTCAATTGTCAGGAGACTTCGTTAGTGTCCACCCCATTAGGCTATCAGCGAGGCTACTCGCTTATCATTTTTATGAGAGCAGTCTCATAAAAGTTAAATACAATCATTCATATTTTTTTAAGGCTTCTTCCCCAAACGTGTCTATAAAAATCTGCCTCTCTTCAGGTGTTAGATCTTCGACCGGTAGACCGTCTCTTAACATCAATTTGATCTGAGAAGACGATTCAATGGCGACTACTTGAGGATCTGCATCTGACGCCTTATTATACAATTGTTGAGCAAACTTTTGATATTTGAATCGCAACTCAGGGTCTAAGATCGCAATAGTTCTTTCAATATCGGGATTATTCCACAACGATTCTGTATTCATTTTTGTTTTTTCAAGTTTTTCTTTAAATTAATATTTTCTTATTAAAAATGTCTATATGCGATAAATGGAGAAATAATCCAGATATTAATCCTCGTTCAAATCGATATATTCTACAAGGCGGCGGTGTTTACTCTAAACTTGAAAAAGAGTGTGGTCCCCCTTTCGCATCTCGAAAACCAAGCCTAGATTGTTTCGAGTGGCACGGCAACCCGCTTGTGAATCCAAAAACGTACAAAACTATAAGACGGGATGGTCCTGTATATCGAAAGCTTGAAAAAAAATGTGGGCCTCCGTCCAAAATGGGACCGTCGAGATATCGCTCTAGATCGAGATCTCGCAGTCGATCTCGCAGTCGATCTCGAACAATTCCAAACAAATTGGACTGTATGGAATGGAGAGCAGATAAAACACACAATCCAATAACAAACCGACCTATCAAAAGAGGTGGAAGTGTATATAAAAAGATGGAAAGACATTGTAAAATTTAAGTTTTTATGACACAGGTCATAAAAATTACAATGGTGTGACATTTAAAAATTCGCGGAGAATTCGTGGAGAAACCTTTCTCGAATATTACGATCTTTTTCGAACTCCTTTAAAGTCGAAATGTTTTTCTGAAGGACCATTTTAGATTACCGCATTTTCATAACAAATAGAACCAATATGATCAAGACGGAAATTGGAATAAGCATGCGAACAATATGGATTGTTTTCTTGTCATCGTCTTCATCCATGTCCTGAAAGCTGCCATCTTCAAAATCAATATTTAAGAGTTCTTCTCTGTTTCTTAATCTAAATTCGTCTGCGTCCATTTTGTAAAACGAGTCTTCTTTTTCGCGATTAATTTGTCTGAGAAACTTTTCGTCCATTTGTCCGAGTTTGGCCTGTACAGGGCGTTGTGTCGCTCTAATCAGAATCATTGAGCCTATTGGGCCTCCGATATCTGTCATCACTTGTTTGTCAAACTGAGATACTTTGTTAAAAGGGTACATTGCTATTTTGAAGTAGCCGTCGTCGTTGCCCCATTTTTCCCCCCACGAATTACGGCAATGCCAATAAGGAACATCGCCTCGTTTATTGTTGTCATATAAAATATTTTTTGCAACGCCAAAGCCAACTATGCTAACAGCGTGCAGGCCTGAGGCTTCTTTTGCAATATGGTCGCTAAACGTGAGTTCTCCGCCTCGATAATTGTTGTAATCCGCGCGATCAAAATACACGCCTCCGTTCAATTTTGGATCTGTAAAATCCCCAGTAAAGAAATTTTTCAAGACAACA